CATCGACATTGATAATCTTTCATTCCCGCCAACTGACGTTCGTGCGGTAACTGTATTCTATACTGTTTATCGTAAAACTGAAGAATCAGTACAGTCTGCCGGAGATGCAATGGAAGTTGCAGAATCTGGTACATTAGAATGTGTGTATAACAATTCACGACCGTCTAACCAAAAATGGGAAATTGGACGTATGGGTGAAAGCGACGCGCAAATTGAATTTAACATGACCGACATTGGTCAAGTACAATTCTCGACAACAGCACTCACTGGAATCAATCATACTGGAATAGTTTCATACCGTGCATTAAGTATTTTAAACTCTAACTAATTACAAGGATTTATATGGCAATTGGATTTAAAACTATTTGGGAAGGCTTAAAGATTAAGGCTAAATCAAGCCTTACATCGACTACTGTAGGTGAAATTGAAACTTCATCTGTAACAAATAAAACCCACTTACATAATGGAACAACAAGTTCTCCGTTGGTTACAGAATCACATTCTGCAGCCCTTACAAATAAAACGATCGACGCAAACGGAACTGGTAACAGTATATCTAATCTTGAAACAGCAGATTTAGCCGCCGGCGTTCTAAATACTAGCGCAACTTTAGCTACAGCTTCTGACACTCAAGTACCTTCGGCACTCGCTGTAAAAACGTACGTAGACGATACTGTTGCACTTCAAAATGAAGCCAGCGAAATTACATATGATAATACTACATCTGGACTTGTCGCTACAAATGTTCAAGCAGCAATCGACGAAGTAGATTTCGATCTAGACGCAGTACAATTACTGTTGGGCGATCACATCGCCGATACTACGGACGCTCACGATGCTTCTGCGATTTCTAGCGTTGCAAGTGGAAATCTTGTTGCAACCGACGTACAATCTGCACTTAACGAACTTCAATCCGACATTGATACTAGAGCAACCGCTACGGCATTATCTGACCACTTGACTGACGTTACAGACGCACACGACGCTTCTGCAATCTCAGTATCTCCAACCGTTACTCTCCTAGCTACAGACGTACAGTCTGCTTTAGTTGAACTTGAGTCCGAAATTGTTGCAGCTTCTGGATCTGCTGGAACTGTTCAAACAAACCTTACAAACCACATTAACGATACAGTAGATGCTCATGATGCCTCAGCTATTAGCAATACCCCATCTGGAAATCTTGCTGCTACTGATATCCAAGCTGCAGTAAATGAACTTCAAGGTGACATCGATACTAACGCTTCAAATCTTACGTCTCATTTAAACGATACTGTAGACGCACACGACGCTTCTGCAATCTCTTCAGTAGCTAGCGGTAATCTCGCAGCTACAGACGTTCAGGCAGCTTTAAACGAGCTACAGAGCGATATCGATCTACGTGCTTTAACTACTGGTGGAAGTATCATTACTCCAGCTAGACTTGACGTAAAACAAGACACTAAAGCCAATTTAGATACATACGCTTTAACTGCAACAAATGGTCAGTTCGTATTCGCTACCGATACCAAAGAAATGTTACAAATTGTAGATACCCTTCTTGTAGCGGTTGGTAGTGGAGGCGGTGCTATCGCTTCTGTAGATATCCTTTCAGCGGAAATTGCGGATACAGCAGCTATTGGAGATTTCACCCAAACTGGTTTAGAAATACTAGACACCCCTATCGTTTTACACGGTACAAAATCGTTCCGCTTGCAACACGCTACCAGTATTAAATCATTCAAAAAAGTTATCTTTGTGGACAGAAAGTTCCGGGGTAAAAACAATACAATCAGCTTAGATGTAGTTTCGACTGCAACAAATGCTAACCTTAACATTATTTTCCGTGATGAAACCAACTCAGTAAACTTGGGAACATCTCAAGCTATTGCTACTGGATCACAAGCCATTACAGCCACCACAGCTAACGCTAGTGCTAGTATGAACGGAATGACTAACTCAGTATTTAACACTCTTAAAGTGGGAATGGTCGTTACTGGTAGTGCTATCCCAGTTGGTACAACAATTATCGCTCTAAACTCAGCGACTGCTACAGCAACACTTTCGCAAAATGCTACAGGTGTTTCTACAGGAATACGTACTTCAGATTTAGTAGCTAAGAAATCGTTCTCAGTAGATATCCCAGCAAATTGTTCTAGTTTTTCATGGGCTATTTCAAGTGTAGTGGAAGCTGCTACAGAATCGTATATTGACGATGTAGTTGTTCAGTTAACAAGTGCTGCTTTAATGAGTACAAGTGTTACTGTTCCGAAAGCAGTACTGAATGAAGTAGCTGCGGTAATTAGTGGTGTGGCTGTTATTACTTCAAAAAGTTATGACTTTATAAACTCTGTAGTAATTTCTGATACGTCACTTTTCACAATAGATATCACAAAACTGGGACTGACTGTAGCTCCCTCTGTTGTTATAACTGAAACAGTAAACGACCCAACGGCTGCACACACTGGGTTAGTAGCATCTAAAACGGCAACACAAATTGTAGTTAGAACTGGATATACTGATGCCAGTCAGAACTTTATTAAAGCTCCAGTTGCTTTTAATATTGTAGTCGTTAAGCAAGGTGTAGATTACATCGATCCACTTACTGCTACAGAGACAAAAACAATCCCACTTACTTCTGCACAGTTAGTGCAGGAAAGCGATAGCTATTTACAGATGAACGGATCTACACAGTCTGGATCAATAATTACCCCAACAAATATAATTTCAAGTATTGGTAGTGCAATTGCTAAAGTAAACGATACTTTTGTTGTTCAGAAAGCTGGAACATTTGCGATTGGAGTAGTTCAGGCATTTACTAATAGTGATGCCCATATCAATATTACACTAAACTCTACAAGTACTACATATACAGATGCTTCTGTACTAGCTTGGGGAGCAACACAAAATAGTCCCGGCTACGAAGCTAAAGCAACATGGTCTGGTTACTTAAATAAAGATGACATAATTAGATTTACGAGTGCTTCTGGTATTTCTACAACTGGAAACCTTAATAAGTTTACAATTTCACAACAAGGAAGCCTAAAACAACTCAACGTAAGCAGTGACTCTAAAATAATTATTCCAACTCACCAATTACGTTTTGAGGGTGCAAGTTCTCGTGGTAGCACAGATACAGCAATTGTTAAGTTTGATACGCAAGCAATTACTCAAGGTGATGCTTGGGATGTAGTTAATACTGTAGCTAATGGTACTGTGGTTACGATGAAAAAAGCTGGTAGAATTACTGTTGATTCTGCGCTTTATCATTCATCTGGTCCTCTTAGCATTGCAATAACATTAAACGCAGTAAATTTAGCAACATCTACTAGAGATGCTACAATGCTAGCTGAAGCTACTGGAACAAATGTTGTGAAACCAGTATCTAAAACCTTTGACGTAAAAATTGGAGATAAAATTAGAATTGTTTCTGATGCTCCCCCAACTGGACTTGCTACAAACTCATTTTCACTCTCACTAACAGAAAACAGTATCCCTGCGAACTTTTCAAACGTGTTACCACAATGGTCGCAGACAGATTCTGCCATAGAGTTAAATACTGCAAATGGGTTTGGCTCTAGTGCTACAACAACTAGAAGATTTAGTAATAATCCTACCAATTTAGGCATAGCAGTTACCTATACAGATTCAGCTTCTCTGGGAGCACAGTTTTTAATAAACGAAGATAGTAACTATAATTTAAATTATAACGACTCTGGATCTGGAGTATCTGAATGTTTTATTCGTGTAAACGGTATTACTAAGGCAGTCAGTACAGCCTCCGCTGCTAACTATTTTACTAATGCTTCAACAAGTTTATATCTAGTAAAAGGTGACATAGTAACATTTGTTAGAGATACCGCAACAACCGGAGCTACTCCTTCGCTTATACGAGCATCAATATCAAAAGTCGGTAAACCGAACCTCAGTAGCGTAGACGTTACACCTTTTGTGAATTTGAAAACTACTGATGTGGAAGCTATTGAAGCTTTAACGGCTACATCAACTTTCGGAAGCACAAATACAGGTGTTCCAGTTTTAAACATTACCAAGAATACAAACCTTGGTGTAATTAAAGTAGACAGTAGTGCTGCGAACGGTACGAGTTTTGTTGCTTTAAAAGATTGTGAAGTTAAAATAAATGCAAGTTTAACCAATGATACAACGAATAGTGCAACTCATTATATAACCAGAAACTCTACAAGCTTAACAGTAGGTGTTATTAATGGGGTAATCATCAACGCTACGGCTCAGGCAGCAGGTACGGTTGTTGGAGTGTCGGCAAGCATACGATTAGCTGCAGGAGATATTGTACGAATTCAAAGAAATGCAACAAATACTGTTCAGGTTAACTATGTAACAATCACAGCCACAGCAGACAACAACGCTACAGCTTCACCAACTCAGCAAGTAAGCTCAGACACAATGTCTTTCGCTTTTAAAGCTACT